CGGGTTTTTTGTCAGAAATATCGAAATTTTCGAGTAAATTCGCTGTTTTTAGGAGAATTTGTTCATCATTTAGCATTTTTGACCATCTCTAAAGCTTTCTCCAGTAAATAGATCGGAATTTCGGTATCCTCTATGTCTTTTATCTCTTCAATGGTCGCCCACTTGTAGCCATCGTGCTCGATTTCATCAGTTTTTGGATTTGGTTGGTCTATAATAACGCTTCCGTGCCATTTTTGAGTCAAAAAATAGTACTTTTGAGGCTTCGAAGTACCCAGATACACGAGATCGGAGACCGAACATGTTAAATTGGTCTCCTCTTGAAGCTCTCGCACTGCTCCTTCCTCTATAGAACCGTCTTGATCATCAATATGTCCACCGGGTATCGTCCATGAACCCTCTCGTTTGTCTATTTTAGAGCGCCTAATAATCAAAAATTGCTGCTCATCATTTAGACAGGCAACAACTCCTACTGTTTTTTGTTCCTTTTCTGTAAGAAACGTGTCCCATGAGTATTTCATTTACAAGCTTTTAAAGCGCCTCCCTGATATCCCAAGCAAAAGGCCTTGAGGGCCCTGTTAATTTTTAAATTATTGATGGGAACTACCCAAATCATGTTTTCTTGAACTTGTATGCTTGGGTAATATTCCACATCTACACCATATAGTACCCCAACTTGCTGCCCTTTTGTATTATAAATTACCGATCCGGAACATCCAAACCATCCATATGTCTGTAGTATAATGTGTTTACCGGGAAAAGGGGTTCCATTAGATTCGTGGCCTGCTACACGTCCTGTAAATGACATCAATTTATGGTGTGAGGGATATCCAGAATAAAATATCTCGGTTCCTACTTCGGCAGTCTTCTCTACTGGGTTGAATTTAATTGGTTCAATTTGTCTAAAGGGGTTTCCTACATATAATATAGCAATATCATTAAGGGGATCTGAATAGATTAATATTCCCAGATGCGATTCTTCTTTGTGACTAACAAGATAGTTTATGCCCAAAGAACCATTAACCACATGTTGTGCTGTTATTACTAAATGTATATCCTTATACTTGACATAAGAACCGGTGCCGTGTCCCCCCGCAAAGGGCACCGAAATACGCACAGAAGCGTTTCTTACTCGTTTTTCCATCGCCCGCATCGATGAACTAATTTGTTCGGTCGGTACTGGTGGGGTGTATTCGGATGCTGGCGCGGTGCAACTAAGCAGCAAACCGACTATCATAGCCAGCATTTTTATTTTAAAGCGAGATAACATATTATTCACCTGTATCGGGAATAGCTGTGTCTTCTGGCTCGGGCATATATAGATATCCCACTTCTACCAAAGTTCCCGGGCCCGGAATTACACTAAAATAAATCGTATTGTCTGTTAGTGAGTATATCCAATCGTAGTTTAATATACCATCGATGAAAACTCGAATGGAGTCTATGGTCGGTTCGTGAGTGAGGGTTATTGATTCGTGCGGAGCCACCGAAACAGCAGCGTCAGTGACCCCTGCGGACCAATCCTCTTCGCAGATATCGACAACCACTCCGCCATAAGTTGCAGTAGCGTCCATATACCGGGTACCTACGTCCCTCGCCATTACAGTCCATGTGCACACAGATTCGACGGGATCATGAGTCACAATACTAGACAGAAAAACCGAACCCATTCGAAGAGAGCTATACCAGCTAGTAAAATCAGTGACGGCAGTGAATGTACGACTTTGTTCCTCTTCGTCTGAAACAAAGACCACTAGCAATGCTGCATCGGGTCTCATCCATGTGGCTGCATAGGGATTAGAAATGATGTAGTCATGAACCGCATCGAACCCTTCTTCCATACCTCCGGTGCCCATTATACTATACATATCGGTGGCATCGTCTATATCATCCCCAGGCACCAATGGAAACTGCGATTCTAATACTGCTCGCGAAGGATCGCTTGATATCATGACCAGTCGCCAATTGCTAATCGGGAGCGCGCCAAGCATAGTTTCGATGCCGGCCATCAATTGAGGATCGTAACGGTACATCGAACCAGATGTGTCAATGACCCAAATAATATCTACCCCATCGAAAGTGTTGGGTTGAAGAAAGGAGTCGACCCAGATTTCGCCGGGGTCTCCTTCCACCTCAACTTCGATATATACTGGAACTTCGATCTCGACTTCGACCTCTACAACGACTTCGACCGGTACCTCTACTTCAACTTCTACTTCAACTTCTACTTCAACCTCTACTGTTTCAGTTATGGTTTCGGTTTCGGTTTCTGTGATATATACATATTCTTTTTCGCTCGGGGCAACAATAGCATAGTCAGTATAACATCCAGCCATCAGCAGAAGGATCGCCCACATATGGTTCCATTTTATACGCATCTATTAGTAATTATGTCCCTTTTGTGTTTGGATCCTTTAATATAACAAAACTCAGCAACATCATATTGATAATCGACAACATCTGCAATTCAAAATTCTTATTCATGGCGGCAAAAACCAGCAATCCGATATTGAAAACCCATGCGAGATAGCAAATTACAATATAGACCGCAGTTAGGGATTGCAAAATTTCCTTCACATTGTAACTATCAGCGCCGAGACAAAATTTCTATCACCTCATTCATAAATATTATTTTGGTGCACCCGCTTTCTATAAGATAAATGCGCACAGCAGGGAAAATCATGAGTTGTTCGCCGACGTTTCCGCTTGATTGAAGAACGATTCCTTTTTCTTCATGTTGATTGCCAGAGACGTCATATAGTCGCACGCGCACGAGGGACCCCACCGGCGGGATAGTGTATTGTTTATTTGAAGCGCGAATTTTTTTGTTCAAATTTTTCCCTAAATTTTTCTATTTAAAAGCTCGCAATACACCCATCAGTATAACCTATAAAGCGCCAAATTGCAATAGGCGGTCCTCAATTACCATATTAACAAGCCCATCTTCAGTATAATATTGGTGTTTCTCGTAAATCCAATATATCTCCCAAACCCACATATAAAAGTCATGATCATGCATTTCCTCGCCGTTATCAAAGCGACTAATCAAGATACCGACGTCTTTGGTCGTAGTATCGTACAGGATATCGCCAACTTTAAGAACAACATTGTTCACATCTTAACTATGCAGTTAATTAACGAATGTTAACGAATATAAGATCGTTTCTTTAAAGGCCGCAATTTATTCGTACAGTATGCGACCTTTTCTTCGAACGATAAAGTTAAGTCTTCGATGATACACATAGCAACCGGAGAGAACTTGGGTTCCTCAAGTCTGCAGACATCATAATCCCCAATAGGATCTTTCTCCACCAATTCGTGGTTGGCATGAATGCCGAGAATAAAAAAAGAAGTAGCCGTTAGTAGGAGTGAATTTATCATAAGTTAAACCGTAGATTAAATTTTAATACGATCAATAATGTAGGGATGATGGAATGAAATGTCTTTATAAAGTTTCTTAAGCACTTTCTTGGTAATATCACCAATTTCCTCTTTGGACGCTTTCGACTTTAGAGCTATTTTCAACTCGTCTTCAAGTGCTTTTTTAATTTCGGACTTAAGACGTTTGTCGAGTTCTGAGGAGACTATAGAACGGATTTCAGTTTTATCTGTGCCAGTTAGCTCCTCATGAATAATGGCGCGCAATTGAGTTTTAGTGAGGGTAATGGTCATATGCAGTAAATAGTACAGTTATTCCCTAGATGCACGAGAGATTAAAAGCAAATAATTGGAAGTGCTCGTGGCGCGAATCGCGGTATTAAACCAAAACACCACATAAGAACCGCGCGCGCAGCGCTGAAGGACTATTCCGCGATTATGCGGCTCCGGGTCCTCCTCCCACGGCACAAAGCACACCAAGTCCCCGGGGCGAATCGTCTTATCCTCCATTACGCCTCACACGCATCAGCTTAAGGTGTGCTGCAACAGTCTCTGTGGTTCTATTCGTTTTAAACCAATATACCCGGTACATCCATGCTCCTGTAATATACACCCCTTGTCCTCTTGTGGCCTCGACCACTATTCCTATCATATACTGTTCTTCTTCTTCAATATAATAATCTGGTGTGTAATTAAACCCTATAAATTCTACTAGGTCTCCCACCTTAAAAGTCATGCGGTCGTAGCTGTCTGTGTTCATACCATAATAGCTATTCGTTAATCTGGCAATATTTTGGGGCCTATTTTTTTAAGTAGCGCTTTTCTATCCTCGGCGCTTAACTGGTCAAAATACTCCACAATTGCGTTAGGATGCGCTTCTATAAGATATGTACCATCACGATCACAATATGGGCAACTCTTCCACTTGTAAGGAAACAGCGGGCTGTGGTGTCCGCTGTGTTTGAATAGCCTTGTACCATCGCATACTGTACATTTGATTCTTACATATAGTTTATCGAATGGCATCCTGTTATAACTACTCTGGCCAATGTTCTCCGTACTTGTTTAATCTGCCAATTGTGTGCATCCATGAACGCTCTTGATCTTTAAATGCTAGGTTAATCCACCATATCTTTGCCATATTCATTTGCACTTCTTCTCCTTCGTCATATAAATAGACGATGATAGCCACCCCACCATGACACGTGCACGTCACCAAGTCGCCAACCTTGAGGTTGTGCGATGGTGGTTTTTCGAAGAAGTCCTTCATTCGCTCCCACAAGCTCACATTGTAACTAGGGGCTAGGATCTCAAAAATTTGGGCGCAGATCGAGAACGGACTATACCAGCCATCTGTCCACGTGTACAGTTACGGAGACATAGATTCCGGGTAGGAGGGGGGGAGGGGGGTGGCCCCACCGCCAACTGTTCATGTCAAATGATTGTCAAACAATATGTTAAACGTTTGTCAACACTCATGTCAAATCTCTGTCAACAACAGCACGTGTTAGCACATGTAAATATATTGTTAAGATAACAGGTGCAAAGGTTAACACAGTTATGACAGTCTTGCTTGCTCTACTACCTATACACTTAACTGTATGTATATTCTTTTTCTTTAGTAGTCTCGCGCATAAACTGTTCATGCTGTGGCAGTCTCATCGTCAGCAAACAGGCTCGTATCATTCATATAATATAGACTATGAATGTCCTCACTGTTCAAGGCAATCCATTCCTGAGCAATATCAGGTACTTGCACCATGCGTCCCACCAGATCGTCCTCTCCGTCGTTCTCCATGAGGCCATGCAATACAAGCATGTCCACGGCAGCAGTCGCATCAGGCGCAAACAGATTGCATTTCTGTGCGATTTCGGTCACACTCCATCTGTTGAAGGTGGGCATCCAACTGTCAACAAAATGCAAAATGTCTAACTCTGCTTTGTCCAGTCTCGCGCCGTCAAGTGTGAATAGTGTATTTGACTGCATATAGTGTGTCCTCGGGGTTGAACCCCATGTTTTAGCTAATGATTGGGGGGGTGACACACTACGGGTAGTGTGCCGCATGTAGTGTTGGTATCACACCAGCATGAGTAGGTAGATGTTGGCAAAGATTAAACAAGCGCAGGACATGTCGATACATTTGTCTTTGAAAGTGTGTTGCATTTGTGTTCTCGCGCAGCTAAGTGGTTGATATTGTTGGTGATACATGTCACCGTAAGTGCTTGGATACATTGAAGTTATCTGATACATTTCAAGCACAAGCATGTATCAAACAAAAAACGGACAGAATCTGACTATACATTGAGGTTTTCTGATACATTTCAAGCACATACATGTATCAAACACAAAACGGACAGAATCTGACTTGACAGGTTGACGGTCGTGTATGCGTGCCTATACTTTATACATAAGCACAAACAGACGCACACAAACACGGCACCATCAAACACAAGCAAAAACAATCACATAACTACGGACACACACACTACCTCATTCTACTGGGGGATGCATGGTATACAATCCTTGAACAACGCATTTGGCCACTGTGGATATACGTTTCAATGAAAGATTATATAACATATAGTTATCAGTGTCCTCGCCAATAATCAGACACAGAGCCCTTGCTTTCGGGCTTACTGCTTTTCTTTTTATTAACTCTCCGACTTCAAACATTTACCGATCCGGGTGACGCTGCCGCTCGTAAGTCTTGACCTTTACAGGCACAAGATCCGTGTGTGTTTCCAACACGGTACGGATGCCGCGAAGTTCTTGCGCTGCGCTGCTAATACAGACACACACAGCAACAACGCTCACAACGGTACACATAAACAGAATAAAATCCATTTGTTTACCTTCCTCTCAAACGCCTGGGCGTCCGACGTGTGTGAATGAATCCATAAAATCGACTTGACATATTATCCCTCCTGGGATTTTGGGGTTAACTCTTGATCCGCTTGCTCCGTCATGCGAGCAATATCACCGACGGTCAAGGGGTTTTCTTTTCTGCGTTTGTTCTGCTCTCGCATCAACTGTTTATAACGCTTGGCGGCATGCTTTACCACGTAGATATTCTCGGCTCCCA